ATACACGGATGATCTCGAGGATGAATGGGACTCGCTGGACTATCGGCAGGATGCTCTTCGTGCACGCTATGGCGACAAGCCTGTCATCTACCCTAAGCGGGACGGAAATTTCCGTATACTGACGTTGGACGATTTGCCCGACGACGATGAGAATTTCGCAACCTAACGGTCGCTGCATTTCCAAAAGACACAGTGACCACCGGTTGCCGCCTGCGCCCAGCGTGACGCTGAGAAAATCGCGCGCCCTAACGGCGCATACCGCCTGTCTGGGTCCGCTTACCACATAGGAAACATCAATGGTTGATAAAGAACTGCAAGGTCTGCTGGAGCAGGCCTCCGAAACCGGTGCGCGTCGTGCGCTTGCTGGGTTGGGGCTGGATGATGCCAGCGCCGCCAAGGATATGGGTGAATTGCGCGAGCTTTTGTCCGCATGGCGTGACGCCAAACGATCGGCGCGTAAGGCGGCGATTGGCTGGATAGTGCGCATGGTGTTGGCATTATTGCTCATCGGCATTGCATTCAGATTGGGCCTGCCCGGATTGGTCAGCCAATGAGGCTGGCGGGCTATGCCGCAATATTCGATGCGCCGGACAAGGGCGGGGATATTGTCCGCAAAGGCGCATTTGCGCGCGCGGCAAAGGCGGGTTTGCCGTTGCTGTGGCAACATGACCAACGACGCCGCATCGGCTTTGTCGAAAGCTTGAGCGAGGATGCACGCGGCCTGCGTGTGATTGCGCAGCTCGATGATGACAATGCCGTCGTGCAAGCGGGTAGCGGCCTGTCCTTTGGTTACCGCGTGCGCGCGATGCAGCAACAAGAATATCGCGAGCTGACCGACCTCGACCTGATCGAGGTCAGCGTTGTCGCAACGCCCATGCAACCGCTCGCCCGCGTGCTGGCGGTGGAAAACTAAAGTTGTTGAATTGTGTTTAGAGAAAGAGTATTCCAGCGCCATCCACACCAACGGTGCGCCGTTGGCCCCCACGGGTTTCGGCCCGTGGGTTTTTTCTTGCCCGCTTCTTAAGACCATGTAATCATGTAAAAATGATCAAAAAAAGGGCAGCCTTTTACGTCGATGGGTTCAACTTATACCACTCGATAAAAGACCTAAAGGACGACAAATTGAAATGGCTGTCGCTGAGTAGCCTAGCCAATTCACTTATCCCTAAACAAGATGAACATGTCGTTTTGATAAAGTATTTTTCCGCCCTCGCCCATAAGCGTGGCTTAGATTCTGTAAAGCGACATGAGGCATATCTCGCCGCTCTTAAATCTGAGGGCGTTTCATGTATAATGGGGTGGTTTAAGGGACAGCCGCGTCGTTGTCGCGCGTGTGGTTCCAGTTGGAACCACCCTGAAGAAAAGGAAACAGACGTGAATATCGCGATCCATATGGTCGCCGACGCGTTTGAGGATCAATTCGATACCTGTTACTTGATTAGTGCAGATACGGATTTGGTGCCGCCACTCCAACTCATTAAAGCCAAAATTCCAAGCAAAACTATTGTGGCTGTGTCGCCGCCTAACCGACCACATGGGCAGCAAATTCGTAGCATTGCGCATCGTGCGTTAAAGTTGAATGCTGCTCAGCTTGGTAGGTGCCGCCTTCCCGAAAATTTTGAATTTGAAGGTAAGCAGATGCAATGTCCTAACGAATATATCTAAGTTCGAACAAAATTTGTTGAACCGGCCGTCCTCAGGGGCGGCCTTTTTTTTTGCCCACAAGGAGAATGACATGGATTATGAAACCAAAGCAGACAATCTCGACGCCGTTTTTGATGGGGCGGTGCCAGCGGTGGCTGTGACGCGGCCCGTCTTGTCGGGCGGTAAAGTGACTGACCCGGCGCGATCGGCCTTTGTCGATGGCTATTTGCGGCGCGGGTCGGAGGTGGAGTTAAAAAGCTTCACCGGCGTAACCCCTGCCGATGGCGGCTTTGCCGTGCCGCGCGAAATTGATGAGGTCATCGATAGCGTGTTGAAATCGATCTCGCCCATTCGCGCGATTTCGACTGTGGTGCGCGTCGGGTCGGCTGGCTATCGCAAGCTCGTCACGCAAAATGGCGTGACATCGGGCTGGGCCGCAGAAACGGCAACGCGTCCGGAAACGGCAACACCGACTTTCAATGAAATCGTGCCCAGCTTTGGCGACCTATATGCCAATCCGGCAGCATCGCAGGCGATGTTGGATGATGCGGCGTTTGATGTGGAGGCCTGGCTCGCGGATGAAATCGCGACCGAATTTGCGAAGGCCGAAGGGGCAGCCTTCATTAGCGGCAATGGCACCAACCGTCCGCGTGGATTTCTAACCGCGCCGGTTGCGGCAACAAATGATACGACGCGGCCCTTTGGCACGTTGCAATATGTGCCAACAGGTGCGGCGGGCGGCTTTGCCACGACTAATCCGCAAGACAAGTTGGTCGAGCTGGTGCACGCCGTGCGCGCGCCCTATCGGCAGGGGGCGAGCTGGGTGATGAATGCATCGACCTTGTCGATTATTCGCCGGTTCAAAACGAGCGATGGCGCATTCATCTGGCAACCGGGCCTTGCCGCCGGACAGCCGGATACATTGATGGGCTATCCCGTCATTGAGGCGGAAGACATGCCGGACATTGCCGCTAACAGCCTGTCGATTGCCTTTGGTAATTTCAAGGCGGGCTATTTGATTGCGGAGCGGAGCGAGACCAACATCTTGCGCGATCCTTATTCGAACAAGCCTTATGTCCATTTTTACGCAACGAAGCGCATTGGGGGCGCGCTGATCAATTCGGCGGCAATCAAATTGATGCGCTTTTCATTGACGTAAACCTTTTGGCCTCTGCCCGTTGCGTTGGCGGGTGGAGGCATTTTTGGTTAAAGAATAAAAAATAAAATAGCCAATATGGCTAAAAATGGCGCAACCAGATTTGTGCGCTTCCCCTATTCCAAAGGAACATCAGATGTTGAGCCTTGATCCGCTCGGCCTCGACAGCGTCATGCTGGACGAGGTGCGGGCCTATGTGCGTGTTGATGCGGGTATGGATGACAATGTGCTTACCGCCTCCGCCGCCGCCGCCATTGAACATGCCGAGCAGTTTACGCGGCAGATACTGATCCGTCGTGGTGCAAAGGATATGGTCTCGACAGGGTCGGGCTGGCAAATATTGCAGGCCATGCCGGTGCAATCGGTCGAGAGCGTGATGGGCATTCCAGCCGAGGGCGCTAGCTTTGCGTTGGCCACTTCGGCGTGGGAGGCGAAGATCAGCTCCCGCGGAGAAGCCTATTTCCGCGTGTTGCAACCCGGCATTGCGGGACGGGCCGAAGTATCGCTGATTGCTGGTCTATCGGCGAATTGGGTGGGCTTGCCGGAATCGCTTCGGTTGGGTTTGCTGCGGCTATCAGCCTATTTTTACAATAACCGCGATGCGCCCGATGATGCAGGGCCGCCGGCCGCTGCATTGGCGTTGTTGTTGCCATTCCGCCGGATGCAATTGGCATGAGCGGCGAATTTGCAGGCACGCTGCGCGAACGTGTCGTGATTGAAACGCGGCAGGGCAACCGCGACAGCCGCGCAGGGGCGGTGGGCAATTATCGCTATGACGGAGAGGCGTGGGCCGCGGTGGCACCCTTAATGCCCGCCGATCTGACACGCGCCGATGCCCTGTCGGCCTTGCCGCGCTGGCGCGTGACATTGCGCAAACGCGAGGGCGTGGGGCTAAGCACAAGGCTGACATGGCGCGGCAAATATCTGGCGGTACGCATGGCGATCAGCGACCCACAGACGCCCGCGCAAATGCATCTGACTTGCGAAGAAGTGCGATGAATGCCGAACGCTTGATGGCCAAGGCCGACGCCTTGGGTGCGCGCCGTGCAGAGCAATTGCGCGACCGGTTGATGGCAACTGACTTGCCGCACGGCGTGCGCGCCGAACGCAGCGACGAAGGTGTGACGTTAATCGGTAAAAACCTGCGCCGCCGAATGCTGGATGACGCGCAATTACGGAGTTTCGGACGATGAGCGATGCAGCGCAAGCCTTGCAAGCGGCTGCCGTGGCGGCGCTATCCGCGCACCCGGTGTTGGCGACGCAACTGACGGGCATTTATGACGGCCCGCCGCCGCGTGCACCCTTTCCTTATGTCGCCGTGACCGACGGGCTGGTGAGCGATTGGAGCACGAAAACGCAGCAAGGCCGTGAAATCCGGTTGGCGTTTACGGTGTGGGATGATGGCGAGGCCGCGACGCGGCTTGCGGACCTGATGGGCCATGTCGACGATGCCTTATTGGCAATCCCGCGCGATCTATTGGGCTGGCGGATTGCGAGTGTGGTCTTCCTGCGATCTATGATCGTGCGCGATCCAGCGGGGCCGTGGGCAGGGCTGGTCGAACATCGCGTCCGGTTACTCGCGGTGGTCTAACCCACGCAATATTTTCTCCGCCGATGCGCGGACATTTTCGAAAGGATACGAGCATATGCCAGTAGAA